GTTTTTCCGTAAAGTTAATCCCCACGGGAAGTGCCGCAAGGGTATAAGGTGAGTCGGCGGCGATCGCAAACTCTGCCAACCCAATATCGGGAGCACGCACTCCCGGCAATGAGCTCGTTTCCAGCTCCCACTGAAGCGCTAGCGCGCGGCGAATATCTGCCAGGCAATCGCGCAACACATCAGAGGGCTGGCTAGTGTCATCAGTAACAACGACGATCCGTAAATTTGTGGCTATTTTGAATTCGCAACCGGTACCGCTGACTTTTTGAACACCCTCGGTATCTGGTTGAATCGCAATAATGGGGAAATTCATACCTCGCCCCTGCATTGCGTGGGCATACCAACCACGATAGACATTGGCGCCAGTGTCAGTCACATAGCCTTGGTCTAGTTGAATAGACGTGAGCGTTCGCTCAATTGCCTTCGCAATCGAGGTTGATAGTGATTCAGGCATTATTAGAAAATCCGAGTGAATGTTTTTTGAAAATCTTCGGCAACGATCTCTAGGGCTTCGGCGCTAACAACTTCGCGCACATTTTTCCACGCAGAACCAACACTCGGCCCGTATACAACTCGCCAATCGTCTCGGCCTGTGCCAGTTCGGATTGCCATGGCCACATTGCTGCCGTCGCTAGCATTGCCCCTGTTGAGGTAGACAATAAACCCGCCTGCCCATTTCTGAGCCGTGCCACTGCGCTTAATTTTGAAGGCTTTAATTCCGGCAGCTTTTTGACCCTTAGCAATTCGTCGTCGCTTATCTCCCTTAAGTTTGCGCCTAGGGCTTTTAGCGGCAGCAATAGCTATCTTGTCGCCACCATAGGATCTCAGCGTAGTGGGACGCGCCCGCCCACTTATAACGACACTAAGATCCCCTTGTGTCGCGATACGAGTGACATCTAGGCGCTGGTCGATATATGCACGCGACAGATTTAATTCCGAGAAGATTTGCTCAACCCCGCGCTGCCGCGCAAACTCCCCGCCAGTATTAAGAGCAGATACCAGCGCTTGCTTCGCTTTTACAGGGGTACGGCGAACCTGATCAGCGAACTGCGAAAGCACTGCAGTCCCGAAAAGGTCATTAGCCATAAGTCACACCTGCGCAGCCACCCAGCGCATAACTTCGCCCAGAGTGTCGATAGGCTCAAGAAGCCTAAAGGTTTCTCCGGTCTCGTCATCCTGAACGAGCGTGCCGCGACTAACACTGCCCACTTCGGTACGGAATAATTCAACCTCTATGCGGGTATCAGCAACCACGCCATACTCGTCGATGACCTCTGCCCCCTTATCAATAATTGCACCAACACCAAGGATGGCCTCAGCGTTGGGCGGGGTTACTGTGGCCGTGGTGCCAAAGACACTTCGGGCCATCGAAGCCATTGATGCAGCTAAAGACTTAAATGACATTTAACCGAGCTTTACTTGCGCTAAGCCAGCAGCACTAGCAGTGATGGCAACGCCAATTTTAACGCCAGCAGCGATCGGCAATAATTCGCCAGTATTCCACTCAACAACATCGCCAGCGGCAACAGTCGCGTCCGCGGGAAGCTCGAACACCCCTTCAGTTACAAGGGTAACTTCCTCGCCGATCGCGGCAGCGTTTACAGCAACACCGAAAAGGCCATCGCCAATCAGCACACCAGCGCCGGCTACTACTGCGGCAACAGCAATAACAGTGATCGCCTCGCCTTTTTGCACATAATTTTTCATCTCAAATCCTCGCGATTTCAGAGATAGGAAAGACCACCCCCGCCAAAATGGCGGAGGCAATATTAGATACAGCCACTAATCCAAATTACGGGGTAATGGTTGCGCGGTGGATGGTACGGAAAGACATAGGCGCAACACCGACATCAATGCGGGCTTTGTGGGTTATGCCGTCAACCTCAAAGCCGCCTTGTTGATCAAGGAACGGTTGCTTATTACCGTCGAGATACGCGACCTCTATTGTGTCGTACATACCGGGGCTAGCTACGCCGTAGATCTTATCTGCGCTGTCGTCGTCCAAACGCGCCTCGCCAATCACTTCCATGCTGTTGCGGATGGGGTTTGGTACGCGGTCGTTCGCATAAGCCGGATCGAACTCAGCAGCCAAGATTGCCTTCGCTGTTGATTCACGAGCAATGGGCGTTAGCACGTAGCCTGGGCGAATACCAAGTGAGGCACCACCTTCTTTCTGGGTTCCCATTTTCACCTTCATCGCATCCAAGGCAGCAACATCGAGTGCGTCAGGCGTACTCGTGTTTTTGTGATCTGCATGGTACATACCCTTGTTGTCGCCCATGGTAGGGCCAGCAATCAAGGTCGAATACACGGTGTCGCCAATTGAGCGTTTTGCAGCTCGACCAAACATCCGAGGAATGCGATCGAACACCGACAAGTCATCATTGATAATGGCCTGACGAGTGATCGAGAACAGCTCACCATAGGTGAGCAGTATGATTTTCTCTTGACGATCGCTGGTGGTCACATACTTAAACTCGGCGCCTTCTGCGACTTTACGTAGCGATGGGAAGCGAGAAAGATCAACACGGCTTGCTTCGCGGAAGTCGGTCAAAATACCTTCGCTGGTCCACTTCTCGTAGGTTTCCTCCACCTCGTCGTAACCGCGCAACATGGATTTATGCGCCACGTCAGACAGCGCAATGGAAAAGTCGCCCGTTGCGTGCGTGAAAGCATTGGCCACCAGAATCCGGCGGTCGGTCATGCCGGCCACGCCCACGCCGTTGTCTACCAGTGACGCACGAGCCAGCTCAAGCAAAGTCATACCACCGTAGCGGTTACCGCTCTCGATCTTATCTGCCCCTACGCGGGCAGAAAGTGCATTTCGAATAGAGTCGCGCACCAAGGCACCGTTGCCAGCATATACCTTGGCGGCGGCTGGCTGACTAGGCTCACGCCCTTTGCCCATCTCGGTGAGCAGCGCTGCACGCGCATGCTCAACCGTGCACTTCATGTCATCTAAGCAGCTGTCGCGTAGCTCAGGAAATTCGAAGTTATCGAATACCGCGCGGACTTCAGTGCGGCGTTGGGTTTCGGCTGCTTGAAAAGCAGCAACTGTTGGAACCTGCGCCGCGGGTGCGGGCGCTGCAGGAGCGGGTGCCGGTGCTGGTTGATTACCATCGTCGGGCTTCTGGCCTTTAACCTTATCGGTCATAGTGGTGAACCTCGTCATTAAATTTGAGTTAAAAGACGCCGCCGCCTCGATAGGCTCGGCTAGAGAGTCGGCGAATCCCTTCTCGACTGCCTCTACACCATCCAGCCAAGGTTCAGCTGCAATCATGGCGGTGAGCTCGTCATCGGGTAGCCCGGTTTTACTGCGGTAGGCCGCAAGCAAACTTTTCTCGATTTTATCGAGTAGATCCGCATCGTCGCGGAGCTTGTCCGCGTCACCTCGAGAAACATTCCAAGGTTTGTGGATCATCAAAAATGCATTTTCTGGGATAGTGATTGTGTCCCCTGCCATTGCGATCACGGATGCAATGGAAGCGGCCAGACCATCGATATGGACGTTTACCGTGGCCGAGTGATTACGCAGCATGTTGTAAATAGCCAGCCCTTCGAATACAGAGCCACCTGGGGAGTGAATAGAAAGATTGATCGTCTTAATGCCCTTGTGCTGATCAAGGACGTACTTGAAGTCGACGGCAAATATGCCCCAGAATCCAATCTCGTCGTAAATGGCGATATCCAGCGAGTCGTTTGCAGCAGCTCGCATCGAGAACCATGAGTCAGGCTCAACACGACGATCACTCGTCTTGTTTGTCCCCATCATCGCCATCACTGCTGGAATCGCTACGTTTCTTTTTGTCATCACTTTCGCCCTTGGAATAGTGTTCGTGGTATGCGTCGGAGTTGAATACCAGTCCGTGCTCTCGGTTTTCGGTGATCTCTTCGCGCCGTTGCTTTTTCAGTTCTGCAATGTTTCCACCGCGGGAGCGAATCACTTCGGCCTCGGTAGCAAAGCCATCAGCGACCAACTTCTCCCACGCATTGGCTTCTTTGTATGGGTCTATCCATGGCATGACCGGCCCGATGTAAACCGCGTTAAATACGGTTGATTTGTCGACGTCGGTGGGAACGGCGATCTTTCCGGACGCAATCGCCACTTGTAACCAGCGGCGGTATACGCGGCGGGCATATTGATCAATGAACTGGTTTTGAAGTACTTCGTATCCCGACTGCGATTCAACCAGCTCTTGGCGCTGCGCCGAGTACGTGCCGTTATAGTCGCGCGCTATAGATGAGTAGCTGCCTCGGGTACCGGCAGCGACGGCGCGTATCATGGCGTTGCGGAACCCTTCCAGTAGCGCGGATGGCCGATTGCTTTCAATGGTGCCTACGTCTTCGCCAGGGATCAGTCCGTCGAAAACCATGCCCGGACCAAAAGGAATGGTTCGCTCGCCGGTTTGTTTATCGGCCTCAGTGTTTGGGGCATAAAGTCCGGGATCTCCCTTTTGGATATAGAAGGCGAGCGCAGCGGCAATCCGCGCAGCTACGCGCTCTGATTCTTCATAATCTTTAATATCTGCGAGACGAACCAGCACCGGTGCCAGCAATGAAATGCCACGTACTTGACCGATCCGCTTACGAATAGCGATATGAATCATGTCGTCGGATTTGACGAATTTGGTCTCGGCCTTGTAGGTAATGGAATCCGCTGGGTGCTTCTTGAAAATGTGGTAACCCTTTACTCGCCCCCACTCATTGCGCTCAACACCTTGAGTTACACCCTTGGTGTCGTCGTCTTCCAGCGGCATGTAATCGGGTTCGAGCAGCTCTAACGCAAATGGCACATCAGTCAGGTGCACGTAGCTGGGAACATTGCCGGCAATGAAGTTTGCTAGGGCCTCACCATCTCTAAGCCAGGTGCGCACTATTAATCGCTCAACTTCAGGCCTAGACAGCACACCGGACGCCTCAGGCCGAAGACTCCATTCACCCCAAGCAGATTTTATCTGAGCGGCAAATTCTGCGGCTACGCTGCCATCTTTTAGCAAAGGCAGCGGTTCAAGACCGATACCTTTGGGGCCAACAACACGCTCTTCGAGCTTGTCGAATAAGCCCGTGACAATGTCGTAGTTCTCGTCAAGGGCGCGGGCTTGCTCACGAATACTTTTGGAGCTGGCCTTCACCGCGGCATTTCCAGAACGTCGTTCCGACTTTGCCTTATGAGTGCGAGACGGGCTTGCAGCCTCGTAGGCGCGAATCGCCATTCTTGCAGCTAGACTTCTAGCGACCGTTCGTGGAAACAGTGGAGCAAGCGCCCTGTCTATCCAGTTCATGGTCATTAATAAAATCTCGCAAAGCCAAATGGTCGAGCAGACTGCCTGCTGACACGCTGTTCCCACTCCCGCCGGCCACGCTGAATTTCAGCGAGGTTTTCTCGGGTGTAGGTTTTGCCGTTCCAAGAGATGGATTTACCTTCAAGCAAGGCGAGCTCTGCCTCCATGTACTTGTCGAGCATTTCTTGTGCTGTGGGTGTTGGCATTTAAGTTAGCCATCCTCCGCCTGAGTTCTTTATCCCGAGCCAGTCGCTTCCGCGCGCGCCTTTTTGCTCGGGTTCGTTTTTGTCAAAAGCGCTTTTTTCTGCCTGCTTAGTGGCTTCTGGGGCTTTAGCCTTGCCTGAAACCACTCCGGCTTGTGCGGCATCGAGGGAGAATCCGAAGCGCTGCTGTGAAATCCGCAATGCAGCCAGTGCACCGACACAGCAGTCGAGCGCTTCGTTACGCCTGCCCTTGGAGTCCCAGCGATACACTCGCTGGCCGTTCTTAACCTTGCTTAACTTGACCTCGGCCGTTAACTGTTTCAGTTCGTCTTGGTCGCAAATCTCAGAGTTAGCCGGCAGATGTATGCAGCCCGGAATGGGTATGCCCGGTTCAGGCTGAATCCGGAGCCGCGAATAAATGACTTCTTTAGCGTTGTCCGTACCGATCATCGTGAGAAACACGCCCTTGCGGTTTCTCGACCTTGGGAAATCAGCGATAGGCTTGCCGTATTGGCTGGCCCCTTTGGTTGGTATAACCGTAAAAATGCCGATCTTTTTCGACTGGCTGTATACCTCATCGGTGTAGTGACCACCGGAGTCCCACGTCCAGCGCATTACCCCAAGAACTTGCCCATCCTCGCGGGTATACTGCTTACGAATACGCTCTTCTACTTTGCGCTGCAGTTCTTCGCCAGCTGGGTCGCCATACAATATAAATCGATCAACAAGCCAGCTTTCTTCACCGGCCCCGTACCCCCAAACCCTGCCTTCATAGCGATCATCTTGGGTATCTATGCCGCCAAATAATGCGACAGCCTGATCCGGTACCGGTGGGAACACTTCGCGCCGGTTATAGAGCTGCTCCCACTCAAGACCCTCACCGGTTTCGTCTTCCCAGGTCTCGCCCAGAGTCGTGTTGACGAAGGTCTTGAGCTTGCTTGTGTCGCCCTTGGCGCGGAGAAAAAACTCAAAAAATAG